CGATGCCACTTGCCAGGTCCATGATCAGACGCCAGCTGTCTGGGTTGGTGCTGATCAATTGGTACAGCTTTAATTGGTCGCTTCGGTAGCACAGCATCCCCACCTGTTGATTGGTGGTTGGGAACGTGGTGCCGCTGTTGCATGAAATCGCTGTCTTGTCGTTGTTCAGTATCTCGATGAGCGAATCCGAGAGCGTTCTGGACGACGGAATGTCGGTGAAGTTTTGCATCTAGTACCCCTGTGCAATCCAAGTGAAGGAGCCGCTCACGCGTGCGGCGAAAGTGTTTTCAAGAACGGCCGTAAAGCCGGTGGTCGTGACGGAACCTATGAGGCGTGGAATGGCCACTGCAGTGCCGCCCTTGTGCGTCACAGTGACTTCGGGCGGGACACGAAAGCTGCGAGTAAAACCAATCACAGCGCCGAGAGCAGCATCTGTGATCTGGGCCGTGCCACGGTCAAAGATGTCGGGGACATCCACAGTCACGCGCAAGGCGTCAATGAAGCCGCGATCAGAATTGCGCGAATTCAAAATGGCCCGAAAAAGCGCTCTGCGGTAGGTGTAGTCACCTTGGATGAAGTCACGAAAATCCGTGTAGCCTGGCGGGTGCCCAGCGCCCACGATGTTGGCGAAGTCCTGCTCTGTGATCTCAGTGGTGGAAATGATCATGTCGCTGATCACGCCATTGGCATGCCGCCGGTACTGCTCAGCCAACAGCAAAGCTTCACTGGCGTTGATGCGCAGCGCACGCTTGAGAGCGTCCGATACGCCAAGTCCCTCATTGATCAATCGCCGGTAGGCGACCGTGCGTCCAATGGCCTCACCCATGGCCACGGCTTCAGCCACCCGCTTGATCGACTTTCGCGCCGCTTTATCGCTGGCTCCAAATGCTTCGGCAACCGGTTTTCGGACCTGCTTGGCACCCATGTCGCTGAGCGACAAGTTTTCGCTGATCCGCAGCACGAATGCGATCAGGTCGGCATAGGTTTCCGCAAAGCTCAGTCCCTCAGAGATGCGCTTGGTGACCACTCGATCAAGGTCATCGCCTAGGCCAAAGGCTTCTGAACTGGCTTTGCCAATAACTCGCCCTGAAAACTCTGCAATCGGCAGCCCCTCAGCAAGGCGCTTGATACCGCTTTGACGGAGCACATCTGCCAGCGATAGGCCCTCGGTAGCAAGCTTGGTGACCGTGCGCGAAAGATAATCGGCTGACTGAAAGGCTTCTTGCGCGGCCTTGCGACTGGCCTTGGAGACGCCTTCGGTCATGGCCAAGCTCTCGACAAATCGCAGGACGTAGGCGATCAGGTCTGAGTAGGTTTCAGAAAACCCAAAGGTCTCCGACTCGCGAAGCATGAACTGCCGTTTGAGGTTCTCTGCGACCAAGATCGACTCATTTGATCGCTTTGTCCACTGATGCTCCGTTGCCTCTGTTAACGCAAGCGTCACAGCAACGGCAATGCTGTACACCGCAGGGTACGCCGTAGTCCACGACTTACCAGAGCTCGCACTGGCCCAAGTAAAACTTGCAGTTGCCCAGGTGTAGCGTGCGCCCTGCAGTTCGGTGATCGTCACCGTGTCAGGTGTCGCCGTATCAGGTGTCACCGCCTCTAGCATATCGATCAGCTCATGGTGAAGGTAAAGACAGCGGTCAAGCTGTCATCCGCACCCTTGTTGACCACGGGGAAGACCACGCGATCGAACATGATCCCAGCGGTGGCGGCGTTGAATACGCCAGCCTCGGTGATTGCACCCGTGGCGTCACCGGCCACAAAGTCCGCACTGAAGGTGAACGTTTTGGTGCCCACCGAGTGCGCGTAGGTGGCTGCGTTTCGGTCCAGCTCAGTTACCAGCGCCGACTGCGTAGACGCGGCAGCCGTGGTGCCAGTGCCCAAGGCAATAAAGCCCATCACGGACGGCCTAGATGCTAATTTTCCGATCGCGTCAGCAATGAAATCAAAGCCAACGTTGACGATGATGTTGTCCTGATGGACAGTTTCAACCTCGCCAGTCGCTCGGCGCACGATGAGGGTCATCGCACCGTGAAGTTGCATGTTTTCTTGGATCATGAAAGTCCTCGTTAAAAAATGGTGAAGAACAAATAGTCAAAAAAATGGCGCAGCCTCTTGCGAGAGCAGCGCCACGGGCGGGGGGATCAGTGATTTAAATCAGTGATTTAGATCAGTGAACGGATTTAATGGACGGATTCAATACAGCCGCAAGCTTGTGAAACCGCCGAGCGGCGCAAACGGCGCGCTGGCAGAGCGCACCTCGCCTCCCATGCGTCCAGCAAACAAGCGCCGCTCCGTCGTGGTCTGACACACGCCAAGGCAAATACGGTCTGTGTCCGCAACGGCAAGCGGAACCATCACGCGGCGAGAAAGCTGGTCTTCTAAAAAGAAGGATCCAGTGCTTGCGTCATAGCCCACGCTCAGCGAGGTGCCTGCACCACTTTCACCACTTTCACCACTCTCACCAGCTTCGCCACCCTCACCACTTGCGCTCCAGATCACGCAAGTGGTGACCTCGGTGGGTATGAACCAAAACGACGTGTGAAAGACCGCAGGTACGTTCACGCTCCATGCCACCCGGGTGGTGTCCTTGACCATGAGGCCATCGCCATAGCGGCCCGCCGCGTATGCCGCGCCTGCCGCCTGACTGGACACGGGATTGCCCAGACCAGCGGTCGATCCGTTGAGCCGCCAGCCGTAAATCTCTCCAGCCTGAAGCGCATCCTCCCGGGCAATTTGGAGCCTAGCGTCTACGTTGGCAATGGCACCGTCATTGGCCCACTGGCGCTGAGCGGCCTCGCTACTCCATGGAAAGTTCGAAGCCAGCCACGTTGTGCGGTCATCACTGGATGCGCCCAAGCTATTGAGCAGCGTGTTCTGGGCCCGAATAGGGGTCACCAGATCGACCTCAAAGAGGTACTCTGCCGTCTGCGCACCCGTGGTCATGCGCAGCACGTTGCGGCCATTGACCGCGACCACCGAAGCGAAATGCTTGGTGCCCGGAAAACCCAAGGCCTGCTGGTCACGCTCCAAGATCAGGTTGGCGTTTTGCGGCTGGGCCACCACGGTGGAGACAAAGCTGGGGACGTCGCTGTAAATGCCCGGCGAGGCAATGGCCTTGATCCAGAACGTGCGCTCCCCGTCAAAACCTGCGGGTAGTGTGTAGCTGGTGGACTTCACCTCAGCCACGAAAAGCGAAGCATCCCACGCCGCACCCTCCCGCAGCTCATAGCCCACGACCTCCGGCTCAGGACTGGGTTGCCAGCGAAACTCCAGCCGGTTGGCCGACTGCACCACATCGAACTGCCCAACCGTGGAGGGGGCCAGCAAGGTGAGCACAAAAGTCGTGACCTGGGCGCTGTAGTTGCCCGAGGTGTCAATGGCGCGGATGTGATACGGGTACTGCCCTGCTGCGCTCTGGTCGTGGACCATTTGGGTTCCAGCCGTTTTGGCGACCAATTGGGCGTTGTCCCAACCGGAGCCCACGCGCACCTCATACCCTGACAAATCAGCATCCAGCAATTCGTCCCAACTGATGAGCAAATCGGAGACTCGGCGTTGAACCAGCAGGCCCGTGACATCAGAAGGCGGCGCCGTCTTGCCCAGCACGGTGGCACTCAGGGTCGCTGGCACGCTCTCTTTGCGCGTGATGCCAATGGCGCGTAGGCTGAACTCGTATTGCCCCTCCTGGGCATCTCGAATTTCAATGTAATTGGCGCTGGTCAGCGGCAGGCTCACAAAGTTGTTGCCGCCCACCCGGTAGGACAGGCGGTATGCGATCGCCGCTTGCACCTCCGCCCACGAGACCTGCACCAACACCTGCGCCTGCGCCTTGACCCGGTACAGGCTTTCTTGCACCGATAGACCGCTGGGCGCGGGCGGCATGTCCGAGAGAATCGTCATCGAGCGAGGCTGCATGGCCAGCCCTTGCTCGATCGCTGCGTACTTGCTTGGGTTGTGAGCCAGGGCCGTGACTTCATGCACACCAGGATCACGCTCGGCAACGGCAACAACGCGAAAGAGCTGCGGCTCAATGATCGAGGACGCCAGTACCCAAATGGCTCCTGCTTGGGGTGACTGGCTAAATGCCATGGTCACAGTGAGCGTTCGACCCGATACAAGGCCAACCAATCGCTCCTCGACCAGGCCGCTGGGCAAAATCACCGAGATGCGCCAAGGCAGATCTGCGGGCAGGTCCTGATCGAGCGTCACGGTCGTAGTGCTTGCCGCCGCGATCCGCCCTCCCAAACGCATGCCGCCGCGCACCGGGTCGGCCACCTTGATGACATCCCCCGGGCGAGTCACCGCGCCTTCTAGTCCGGTGCGGAAAGTAACGATCTCCGACTCGGATTGCTCGGAGTACAAAAGCCACTTGCCCAAACGGTGCGCTTGGCCGCGAGAGGTGCACCCAAGGGCGACCACTTCAGTTTGAACGATGCCGTAGCGGGTGATGCCAGCAGCATCTTCTACGTACTCCACCTTCTGCCGGTAGAAATCCTCCGGATCGTTCCAAGTCACCAAGGCTACGGTGTGACGCGCCTTAGCCGATGACCCCTGATACGCAAACTCACCACCCACAACATTGCTGGATGCGAACTGGTAGACCGGATCGACCGGGGCATCTTGGGTGACTGTGATGGAGCCGCCTGACCAGTACACCATGCCTCGAAAGATCGAGGCCATGTCCTGAACAACCTTGTAGGCCTGCTCGCGCGTTTGCAAGTACAGGTTGCACGTAAAGCGGGGCTCGAGCCTGCCCAGTCCGTCGGGAACGAGCTGATCGCAATACTGAGCGACCCGATAGAGCGCCCATTTATCAACCTGCGCCTCGGGGATGTAGCTGCCCAGACCATACCGGGTGCTGGTGACCAGATCGTAGAAGCACCAAGCTGGGTTGTCGGTCCAAGCGATTTTAAAAGTGCCATTCCAAATACCGCTGTAAGCGCGTGTGGAGGCATCGTAGTTAACAGGTACACGCACACGCAGCAGTTTCATGTCGTAGCTGCGCCGGGGAATGGCAGGAAACTGCGAGGCGTCGATCCGCAGCGCAACCAGCGCGCTGTTGGGGTAGCGAAGCTTGCTCTCAATGACCTCGGTGTAAGACTCAAGGAAGGTCTTGTTCTGAACGGCAGCAGAGGTTGCGTCCGCCGTTATTCGGCGCACACGGATTTCCCAAGGCCCTGTGCCACTCAGCGGTACGTAGTAGCTGCGTTGGTACTTGGTCGTGGTTTTGCCGGAGATGGTGTCGTTGATGACTTCAACAAAGCCCCCGCCATTGATCTGGCGCTCGATGACAAAGCTCACCGTGCTGCCACTCAAGTCACCATTGGTCGTGTCCTGGTTGGTCAGTTGCGCCGTGCTCACTTTCACGCGCACGGCATCCACTTCTGGGTCGGTGATTGAGCGCACAACGCTTTGGCTGGCTTTGATTTCAACGCCGACCGCCACCTCGTTTTCCACTGAAGAAAAACCGGGCACGTAGCTTTGCTGCTGCGTGCCGAGCCTAGTTTCCAGCGTCACGCCCGAAAAATTGTTGGTGCCATCGGCGTTTTCAATCGGCGTGTCATCCAGGTACACCGACCTCAAACCATCCACCAGCCCTTCGATTTCACCCTCGCAGATCAGGTCGACCACGCGCGCATAGGCTTTGGAGCGAAGACTATCGGGTGCTTCTTGCGCCACGCGCGCACTGGCACCACCGCCCTTGCCGCCACCCCCACCACTACCACCTGAACCAATAATCAAGCCACTCATACCGGGATCTCGCTCACATCAATGCCAGCGCTGATCACAGCAGAGCCTACGATCAGGCGGCCATAACCAACAGGCACGGGATGCCCCTGTGCAGTGGTGTTGACTGCCCCATTGAAGCTGTAGCTGGGCTTGTTTTCTGCCCGCTCAGACGGCTCAGATGCTTTGGGCGTGGGTGCGATCATCTGTGCGACCCCGCTCAAAATCATGGATGTGCCCACTGAATATAGCGTGGCTTGCGACAAAAATGCACCTGAAGCGGCCCACCCCATGGGGTTCCACCAAGCAACGGCAATGAGGGCTGCACCCAACAAAATCTGCCCCAAGCCATTTCCGCCTGCACCAGAGACGACCGGGGCAAGCGTGATGCGCAAAGAGCCCGTTGGCTCGTGCAGACGCTCAAGCGTCAAAGGATCGCGCCCCGCAAGCACTCTGTAGCCGACACCCCGCTCACCGGAGGCCACCAGTTCGCGCTCGAAAGCTGGGAAGTTAGCCGCCAATGCGCGTATGGCTTCAGCCGCCGAGGAAATGGCGAGCTCGTGCCTGCGCCCAAAGCGCCTGCCGGGTTCACCGAGAAGAATTACTGTGACCATCTTTAAATTGGTATCGCAAAACGTGTGTCGTGACTTTTTGCCAGTAGCCGCCATAGACATCCCGGCTCGACAGCCTGCCTTGCAAGTGGTGCAAGATAAGACCGTCGCCCAGGTAGACAGCGGCGTGATTAGGAACGGGGGAAGCCACCTGCATCAAGAAGCAGTCACCCGGTTGAGGATCATCCGATTCAAGCGCCTGGAAACCCGCATCAGCAAAGTTCTTCAAGTAAAGGTTCTCACCGCGCTTCCACCAGTCGTCAAAGCGCTCGTAGTTGGGCAACTCGATGCCGCGTTCTGCTTGATACCAATCGCGCAAAAGTGCGTAGCAATCGAGCACGCCGTGGGACCACTCACGCCCCACCAACGGGGCGATGTAGCCGCAAGGCTCAAGCTGCGCCCAATCTTCACTGGGGATGCCCACGATGAACCAAGGCACGCCGCTGGCCTCGCAGGCAACTTTGTCAGCCTGGCTCGGACTTGGCGGCAAGCCCGGGTGGCTGTGCACCACAGCCACGATCTGCCCTTGGTCATCGGCTGCCGCATAGTCCTCAGGGTGGATCACAAACTGATCGGTTCCCACCCCCATATTTCGGCAGCGCCAATAAACTTCTCGCCCCTTGCGAATCACAAGCAGGCCACAAGACTCCCGTGGAAACTCTGCGCGGGCGTGCTCGAGCGCCGAAACTTTTGAGTCTGGAGACATCACCGAAAGAGTCCTGCAGCGGGAAACCCACCAAAGGGCAACTCTGCGCTTTGCCCAAACCGCGCCTGGCATGAGGACAAGCGCTTGCCGCAGATGTCTTGAGCGCTGCTACTCACCGACTGATCATTGGCGTCGAAATAGCTGGAGCCGGTGTAGCTGCATTCGGACGCACGGTAGCGCCAGGGGCAGACGTTTTGCACAATCTGGCGGCGCGGCAGGGACACCCCTTCCAAATCGAAAGAGGCGGCCAGTTCGAACTCCACCACATCACGCGTTTCCCGCGACTTGCGATCGACGTAGTAAATGTCATCGGCAAACTCGGCGGACGGATCTGCCGTTGTATTTAAAGCACCGGGAAAGTTCTGGGCGTCGAGATACTTTGCAAGGGTTCTTTTGCGGGTGATCTTCGCACCGATAAGGTCCTGGTAGGTCAGGACCAAGGCTGTGATCGTTCCCGTGACGTTTGCCACTCGAAGGCGCGGCCTTGGCACCTGGCCGTTGCCATTGAACTCAAACCCCTCGACCTCGATGGGGAACGCCTCATAGGCGTTACCCTGCCAGACCACGCGCTGCTGCAATGCGTTGGTGCCCGCGTGAAATCTGACAGGTCCTTGACCAAAAAGGGCCAGATCCAACACAAAAAGCTCAATCACGCTGCTGGGCGCGAGCTTTTGGATCTCTGAGGCAATAGCTTGTACGGTCATGACAGGTCAAACACTTGCTTGAAAGTAGAACGGACTGACTCGACGTTGGGTTCATCCAGCGTCCGGCTCCATTCCTCACACACAAATTTGGCTGCAGCGCCGCCAGGCGGAGTCCAGTCAAAGGCGTGAACGCCACCCCGTGCCCGCAAAAACGCATCAATCGCTGCCGCCTCCACGCTTGTTCGGCCCCTGAACTCAAGCGCCCATACCTGCGCCTGCGTGTTGAGGCCAAAGGCCAGCCGCTGCTCATAGCCGTCGCCAAAGGCAACGCGGCGAACAGAGGGCCGGATACTGACATTGGCACCGGTCGACGCTGTCCAAGTGAATGTCGCCATTACGAGCTTCTCCTTGCATCAAGCAAACCACCGGCACGCTTTTGAGCGAGCAACTCCATTCGCACTGCGTTGGCAATGGCTTTGCCCAGATCTCGACCACCCGGGTCATCTCCCTGGCTAGATGCGCCTGCACCTGCTACTGCACCTGCGATGCTGACTGAGATGTTGAACACATCGCCGCCAGACATACTACCCATACCAGCACCACCGCTCATGGTGACCGGGATGGAACGACCATCTGGCAGCGGCACATAAGCCTCGGGCCTTGACCCCTCGCCGAAAAGCGCAAGTTGGGGCGAGTTGGCGATGCCGCCAGAGGCGTAAGTTTTCAAACCCATGGGGCCAGCCGAGGTCATCACACCGCCATCAGCGAATCCGAAGAAGCTGCTCATGGCTTTTGCCAAGGGCAGCGTGATGGCTCTTTGAATTTGGATGCGAATCAAATCGGAAATGATCGAGTTGGCCAGCGAGCGAAAGTCCAACTTACCGGTCATCACAAAATTCACCAATGCATCGGTCATGCCGTTAAATGCACGGGTGGTGGCGGACTCCATCTGCTTGCCCATCTGCTCAGCCTCCTCGGCCACCGATCGAAGTCCTTTTGCAAAACCCGCCTCCGGGTCAGACAGCTCTTTGGCGCGCTGGGTCAGCAAACTCGCCCCGTCTGCTGCCTGACGCGCCGCTTCCTCAATCTTTTTGAAGGCGTCGGCCAGCTTTTCATTTCCAGGGGCAGCATCGGTCAAATCACGGGACTGCTGGGCCAGGGCAGCCAGTTGCGTTGCGCTTTCTTGGCGAGCAATCGCCAAGCGCCGTAGCGACTCGATTTCGCTGATGGCACCCGTATCGCGCAGCGTCTTTATCTGCTCTTCAACCGCACGCAGCTCACTCTGGCCTCGCGCAGCTTGCTCTTGAAGATCTTTGAGCGTCTCGCCTGGAAGGCGGATCTCACGCTCAAGGTTGGATTGCTGCGCATCGCGCTCGAGTTTTTGGCGCTTGAGGCTGATTTCTGCCAACCGGTCCTGCAATTTGAGCTTGTCCTGAGCCGTCTTGGCTACCCTATCAAGGCCACGGCGCAAAATGGACTCCTCCTCGTTGGACAACGCTCGCAGTTTGTCGGTGAAGTCTTCTTGCGCTACAAGACGGGCCTGGCTGGCTTCTTTGAAGCTGAGATACCCCTGGCTCTCATAAAGGTCGATGATGCGTTGGCGGTCCTTGAGGATTCCACTTTCCACATCCACCATGGCCTGCAAGCGCTTGACCTGGCTGTCAATCCCGGCCATCGCGTTGGCGGTTACGGCCGTCGTTGCATTGCTGTAGTTCAGTGGCTTTCGCGGTGCGGCTGGCTGCGTTGCGCCATTTGCTCCATTTGCGCCATTTGCTGGTTCACGTGCATTGCGAATCTCATCAAAGCGCTTGCTAACGGCGTCGGCCAGCAACGGCATGTTCCAGAGTTCAGCGTAGTTCTGGTTGGCCTGCTCAACGATGGTGTTTCGCTTTTCCAGTGCCGCCTTCAAGATTGCTCGGTTTTCCTCAGAAAAGGGATTCAAGCCCTTGCCGCCAGCCAAAAACGTACCAGCCAGCTCCATGTCAGCCCAAACAGCCGAGAAGCTGCTGACGACCGACTTGACCGTGTTGCCAATGACGCGCAGTGAGTCAATTACTACGGCAATCGCGTAGGCCGTGTTTTCAGCCCAAGCTGTGAGCGTGCCCTCAGCGCGCAGGCGTTGAATGCCTTCTACGGCGTTGTCCGTTCCGAGCAAAACACTTTTTAACTCTTTGGCCAGAACAGACATCGATGGGATGGCCGAGGTGACCAGCGTTTGCGCGACAAAGTTTGACTCTGCCCTCATGCGCGCCATGGCTTTGGACGCCCCGTCGGCCTCCTCGATCTGCTGAGCCGTCAAGCGAATATTGAGGTCTTGGTTTTCTGCAAGATCTTTAAGGAATGGCAGCATCGCGGCACCCGACTTGCCAAACAACTCCATCGCCACAGCGGTCTTGCCTGCACCGTCTTCGAACTCAGCCAGTTTGAGGGCGATATCGTTCATGACATCGGCCGGGTCTCGAAGATTCCCGCTGACGTCCTTTGCCCGAATGCCCAGGAACTGAAGCGCTTTTGAAGCCCCGGCCGTTTCGTCGTCTACGCCGGCCAATCCTTTGGACAGCTTTGCCAAGCTAGCGCCAATCGCCTCCATGGCAGTACCGGAGATGGTGGCCACAGGGGCAAAGCCTGAGAGCGCGGTCGTACTCGCGCCTGTTTGCTCAGACAAGCCTTGAAGGGCTGCAGCGGCCTCAAGCGTCTTCGTGACAAAGGCGTGCATTGCAACGACTGATGTGGTGCCAATCGCCACCGCAAAGGCCGCCTTGGCGACACTGGCGACCTGCTGCATCGAGTTCTTCATGTCATTGGCATGACGATCCAACAGCCTGGCCGTGCGGCCAAGGTCTGCACGGAACTCGGAGGTTTCGGCAGACAGCTTGACGACGAGCGAGCCCAGGTCAGCCATGTTTTTTCACTTTGTGCGCGAACATCGTCTTGAACTTGATGACATTCAAACGGGTATCCACCTGCGGTTCAGGACGATCGAGATAGGGCATGAAATCTTCTGGCGTGAATGGTTTGGCATTTTTTGATCGGTTCGCGTTTGCGAAGGTTGCTGCGACTACCCCGCTGCGAAGGTCCGCCCGCATGTCACCAAAGGGCTCGAGTTGGTAAAAGGCCATCCACTCGGTGAGCTCGTCCGATCCAATGCGCCCCAGCAGTTCACGAACAGGAAGTCCGAGTGCCAGAGCGAGTCTGAAAACGAATCGCCGGGTGGGATGAGCCTTTAGGCTTTTTTTGCGGCGTCGACCTGCTCTGTGCCTATGCCGTTGAGCCGCTGCGCAACAGAAAAGACGCGGTCAAGTGCGCGTGCACTTTTGCGCCCCAGCAGTGCAATGTCGCTGTCTGCAAATAAACGCTCACCGCTTGCATCGCAAACGGTTAGGGCGACGAGCCTGGCGCGCACGTTTTCCATGCGGCCCTCTTTGGCAATCAGGCTGGTTTCAAAGGCATCGCGATCGGTGCCGCTCATGGTTCGCACGAACACATCGCCGCCCCATTCCGGAATGGTGATCGCTTCGCGGGGCAAGTCATCTGCGGCCAAGATGGCGTCTTTGGTGAGAATAGTCATGCGCTTAGCCTTCCGTGATGTCGCCGTCGATTTCAATCGTGACACTGGCTTCCACCACCGCATCCACGCCGCCTTGGACGCTGAACTGCGTGACATAGCCGTAAAAGGTCCAAGTGGTCCAAGTGGCAGCCGGAGTGGCAGCCGGAGTGGCAGCCGGAGCGGTGTCGGTAAAGGTAATCTTGTATTGCCGACGAGCGCGGTTTGAACGGTCCAAGCGCAAGCCCAGGTGCACCGTGTCGTCCGGGTCGAAGTGCAGGCTCAAAGACAGCTGGCCCTCATCGCGAAGACCGACTCGCTTTTCCTTGGCCGTCGAAGTCAGGTTGGTGACGTCGATGACCGATGCCTGGCCTCCGGGGCCTTGAAAGGAAACCACGTTCGGGATGGTTTCAAAAGCAGTGGCTCCAAAGCGGGCAATGATGATGCCTTGGGCGGTGATGGCAGTACTTGGCATGAATGACCTCCAAAAAATCTAAAAAAGAGAAAAACTAAAGTGAAAAATTAAAGTGAAAAAACTAAAGAGAAAAAAGGGCCGCACCCTTTGCGACTAGCGGTAATAAGTGAAGTCCACCGACACCCGGTAGATGCGGGCTTGTTCGTCAAATTCGGTCAAGCCCATACGCACATCGGCCACCGTGTGTATGTCTGCCAGCACAGCAGCCAAGACCTGCTCTTGCAATTGCTCGCAGACCTCAAGCGATCGTGCATAGGCGTCGAGTTGGACACGCGAGCGCCTCAAGGGACTGGGTCCATCCAACGAGATGACGCTTGACTGATCGACTGGCGTGTAGACCAGCGTTGGGTACTGCGCGTCTGGTGGTGCGACTACGGCGTAGACCTCGCCTGCTGCCAAATGTTTGATGGCATCGAAGAAATCTTGCATTGCTAGGACCTTTTGAGCGCAGTCGCTTCGATCTCGATTCGCTGGCGCAGGCGCTCCTTGATTGCACTTACTGCTTGTGTGCGACGCGCTTCAAGCGCCGGTCGAAGAAAAGGTCTGGCTGCCATTTTTCGGGTGCCAAACTCCAAGAAACGCCAATACCAAGCGTCTTGCGAGAGAGTCCCACGCTTGCCTTGTTTTTGGTACTTTTTGCCATGGCGCACCATCACGTAAAACGTTTGACGGCCACCACTGGAAAGCTCCCGAATGTGTTTCATGATCACCGACCGTTTGAGCGTTCCAGGTGGCGGCTGCTTGGGTCCCAGAGACTGCGCAGCCTTTGGTGCCCGAGCCCGGGCTTCGTCACGAATGACTTTTGCGCCCGCGTAGACTGAAGCTCTCAGACCTCGGTTGGCAATGCGAATGGGCAACTCCCTAAGCGCGCGATCGAGTTCAGCAAGGCCTTCGATGTGAACTGTTTGAGTCTTAGCCATCCCGCAGTCCCTCAGTCGCGAGCAATATGACCGCGACGTTGGCCTCGTCATCATTGAGTGCGCCATGGATCGAAAAAACTCTTCCCCGATACAAAACCCGCATCTGAGCAACAGTTTTAGGGTCGTCAAAAGCAGGCTGGTACCTCACAGTGATCTGGTGGGTGACCTCAGCCGCAACACGATCAGCGATGCGCGCCTCTCGGCCCGATATCGGCTGAATATCTGACCACAGCGTTGCCAAATGCGCCCAAGCCTGCACAGGCGCACCAAGGGAGTCTTTGGTCACCGTAGGAATTTGAATCTGAATGCGGCGATTGAGCCGCCCTGCGCTGATCGCGGTCATATGACGCTCACCCGGTAACCATCCAGTAAACCATCAACGAATGGCAATGGGTCAATGCGCCCCCGGGAAAGCGTGGCCATTTCTTCTCGGTGGCTGTAAAGACTTCCCACGCGCAACTTAATCCAACTCTTGATCCCGGCAGGCACATCGCTTGCGGCTCCATAACCAGCATCAAAAATCACGCCAACCGAGCCGATCTGCGGCAAGGTAGGTGGCCAGATCTGACCAAACACCGGGGTGACGCGCGCTGGCTCACAAGCCGCGTCCGCCGTATAGCTCGAAGCGGGCATCGTTTGCAGCGCGCCGCCCATGTCCATGTAGTTGATGGCAATCACCGACTGCACCGGACATTTGGGCAGGAGCACGGCGTGCCCCGGCAAACTAAAGGACTGGCCCGCAGGAACGCCCATCAGACTGGGGCCGGGAAAGCTGTCCAAAACCATCTTCCAGCGGGCAGTCACAAACTGCCTGCCGGTCAGGGTCTCGGCTGCTTGCCTGGCCGCCGTGATGAGGGACGCAATGAGCGTGTCATCCTCGTCAAAGTCCACCCGCAGATGGAGTTTGGCTTCCCACAGGGACACCGGCTCCTCTGAAGATGGGGCGACGAGTTGCAATGGCATTTAGATCACCTGAACCACAGCAGCTTGATTGCCAGCGTCGGCAGGTGCATAGCGGGGGTTGACCCCAAGCAATTGCGCAGAAGTTACGCTGGCGGCTACGCCAACGGTCACTGTGACGCGCACAAAACCAAAACCGTTCACGGTGTCGAGCTCTTCGGGCTTGACGTTGATGAGCGCCTGTTTGTTGTCACCCGTGGCTTTGACGATCTGGGTGATCGCTTTGCCGCCGATGTCTTTGGCACTGGTGCCCGCGCTGTCTACGGCCTGCTGCAGTTTGGCGTCCACCGTGGCCGAGGTGCCGAGCACGCCGGTTTGGATCACTGCGAGCAAGCCGTGGTGGTTGGCCCCCGAGATCCAGCCGGTGCTAATCATGCCTACCGCTTGGGAGGCCGGATCGATGGTGGCGAGAATGGCGAGCATCTCGCTGGCTTTTGAGTTGGGAAACATGATTTTTCTCCTAGGTGCTTCGGGCTGGTTTTTGGGTGCGGGCGCGAATCAACGCGCGCCAAGCTGGATGAAGGGCGAAAGCGTGGTGCTGCCCTTGGCCGGTGCTATTGGGGCGGCGATCTTGGATTGGCCGTCCATGCGGAAAGTGGTCCGAAACGCCGTCAGGTCTGCATCGAAGTACAGGTGCATGCTGGTCGCCGTCTGCATGCCGCCTGCCTTGGTGATGGTTTGGTAGTAGGACAAATCGACCAGCAACACATCGCCTTGGCTGGAGAAGGTGTTGGCGTGCTGGGAGACAAACACCGGGCGCCCCAGCAAGGTGCCGTAGGGCGAGACTTGAATCCCGCCGACATTGATGCCGGTGGGCAGGTAGATCGGGTAGTTGCCCAAGGTCAGGGTGAACAATGCTGGGAGCACGTCGTTGTTGACGATCCAGACCGCTTTGGCAAAGCTGCCCGGCGGCAAGCGGGCGATCATCTTGGCTAGGTTCTGCGCTTGCAGGGTTTGCGTTGCCTGGCCGCTTTCTTTGGCCACCGTCACCGTGGTGCTGGCACCCATGCAGCCGACCGGAACGCCGGTGCCGGAGCCGAACAATATGGACTCATTGGTTTTCCAGCGAATGGAGGTGGCGATCTTGTCGGGCAAGTAGCTCGACAGCGCGTTGGAGTCGTCCAGCAACTCATCGGTTGCGGGCACCAAGGCCATCAACTTTTTAAGGCGCAGCGTGGCCAAGCCGAGCACCGGTTTACTGGCCACAGCAGAGCTCGCCTCACCTTGCCAGTAAGCCCGGATGCCATTGGTGCCCCAAGGGGTGGTCTCGTCTTTGGGAAACGCCATGGTGTTGCCACTGATCTCGACGTTGTCGGTCATCGGTAGGAGCGAGTCCTCACCCAGCGAGAGTTGAAAGATCTCCTGCGCAAATTGGGGCGGCACTAAAAATCCGCCGTCTTGCGCCGAGCCTTCGCTACCAAAGCTGTTAGGCAGCGCAGCAGCGCGGCCTGTGCCGATCAACAAACGCTCGTCCAGCGCATTGCCGTGCTTTTGCGCTTGACAGACGTTTTGCAGAAAGTCACCCAGACTGTGAAAGCCGTGTTTCGGATCGAGCTCGCGGTTGTCGCTCACCAACATACCGCTATAGCCTGCACCTAAGCTCGAGCCTGAACCTGAACCTGAGCCTGAGCCCAAGCCTGAACCGAAATGGGTGCCCATCTGCACCTCTTCAGAAATCAAGGCCGACTCGCGATCAATCGCAGCTGAAGTCGCTTCGATTCGGCTTTTAAGGGCGTTGAATTTGATGACATCCTCGTCCGACAGATCACGGTTTTCTTGTGCTGCGATATCGGTCAAGGCCCGCGCCTCTTTGACAAGATCAGACTTGCGAGCTTGAAGCTCGCGTAATTGCTTACTCATTTGGGTTTCTCCAGATGTAAAAAAGCCACCTCTTGGGCGGCGGGATAGAACAGGGTTTGAAAGTTGCGCAAACTAGTCGCGCATAAAGTTGCGACCTAAGGGTCGCCGTTTGGACTGGAGGCGTTCAACGGAGCGGCTCCTCGGCAGTCCAAATTACAGAAAATCAAGTTCTGACCGGGCTTGGCTCAAACGTGAGGTTTTGGGCTTGGCAGCAGGGCTGGACTTGACATTTAACTTAGCGTTCATGGAAGCGTTTTTTTGCATCTTGCTCAAGACCTGATCAAAGCTGGCAATGCCGTCGACCATGTTTTGCGCCAAAGCTGCGTCTGCGCCCAACACCCGGCCTTGACCCATGCCTTCTCGGACCTGCGAGATCGAGAGATTTCGACCCTTTGCGATGGCTTTGGTAAATGCCTGGAAGTAATCATCCACGCGGGACTGCATAAAGCCCTGCGCTTCCTCGCTGAGCGGAGCGTAAGGATTTCCTTCCACTTTGAACTTTCCCGCCGATATGAGCGTGGTTTTAACGCCTGCCTCATCCATGGCTTTGCTGTAGTCCTGGTGCGCCTGCCACACGCCAATGGAGCCCACTTCGCCGCCAGCGGTGACATAGAACTCGCTGGCTTGGGAGCCAACCCAGTAAGCGGCAGAAGCCGCCAGACTGTTGGCGATGGCCACCACTGGCTTTTGTGCGCGGGCACTCAAGATGGCCTCCCCCAGTTCAGAGACCCCGTAAACGCTGCCGCCAGGGCTGTCTATGTCCAACAAGATCTGACTGACCGCATCATCAGCAATGGCTTGTCTGAGCATTTGGGTGACGATTTGGGTACTGACCATGCCAGGGCCGGACACATCATCGACCATATTGCCGCGCTGGGTAATAACGCCGTAGAGGGGGATGACGGCAATGCCACCGCCCGAGATAGCGGACGATATAGCGGCCGAATTCTGTTTGCGAGTGTCTCTCAGAACACGGTCGGTTTGGACTTGAAACATTGCAGCGTCGCTGGCCGGGGACCCTTGAGACCAGCGCGAAACAACGGAGGCCAACGCACTCAAGCGCTCGGGCATCAAGGCCCAGGGGGTTGCCAGAAATTCGGCGACTAAAAATTGGTTTTTCATAAGTTGGTTTTTCATAAATTCAGTCCGAGTGAGATAAGTGATTGGGTGAGCCGCTTTTGATCCAGCGTCTCGGGTGATTGACTTTTTGCCCAAAGCTGAACCCGCTCTAGCGGGACTGCCAGTGCTTGTGAGATCAACAAGATGTCTTTGTCTGCCAAGTGACCTGATCGGCCAATTCGGCGCGCAAGTCGCTCAGAGGTCGTTTGAACAAGGGCATCAAATCGATCGTTCAATCGAACGTTCAATCGACCGTTCAATCGACCGTTAAGCCGGGCCTCACTGGCATCCGTCGCGGGCTCGATCGCTTCTTGCTCTGGTAGCTTCGGTAGCTCTGCCGCTTTTGTTTGCGTATCGATTTCTAATTCCTCTGCAGCGCCCTCTTCCACCATGTTGAGCGGCCTCAAAGGCTGATCCAGCCCGTCAATCGGATTGAGGTTTTCTG